CCGTAGTGGCTGAATAGCTATAAAGCTATATTAGCTCACGAACTGCAACATCGTTAAGAATGTCAGTTTGTAATGATCCTGTGGATTCTTCGTCAGATAGAATTTCCATTGCTATTTTGTAGGATACAAAATTCTTGATCCCCATCACCTGAGAACCATACTGATGGTTTAAATACTCACAGTTGACAGACGTTCTATTTAAAAATGAACAATATTTTAATAACCCGTCGTCACTAATATCTAGAGAAAATTTTTCCCGTGCAAGTACAAACTTAACAAGTTCTCTATGCAAAGGATGGTACTTACAATTTTCCAAAATTGTAAGTGACCGAATGCCGTAATAATCTTTACCTTTGATACCTAGCTTTTGAAAATTCATAAATCTTTCTTGATGAATTAAACGATTTAAAGCTCTATAGACAGGATAAATCCCACCTATAAGGCCATCGTCGTTTAAATAATCATGATGATATAAATTTTGACAAAATATGACATAATTGGAAGCGATATGACTCTTAGATTTCTCTAATTTCAGACCGGCGTATTTAAACGCTTCTTCAAATTCCTTTATGTTTTCTTGTAACATAGAATAAACACCATCGTCGCCTTGTACTAAACATTTCATTGCTGAAATGAAAGGGCAAGTCAACGCTATACCAAGCTGCACTATGGAATCGATTTCATTAGTAAATGTAGAACCTGAAGGTACTCCGTGTTTACCACGTAAAATACCTGTAGGAGTCAAAATACCAATGGTATAGAACCTTTCGCACACATAGGTGAGAAATTCTCTAAAATCGGGAGCGAAGCAGCTTTTAATATAATCAAAAGCCAAAATGATATACTGATATTTAACACTAGCATCAAACGCCGCAAAATCTACTGAATACAAGATCTTTCCAGTAGCCATAGCATCATTAATTAATGTTGTAACTCTTTCAGCTACAACATCAGGAGACACAAGGGCAGCACGTGCAAATTGTAACTTTTGAAAACGTAAAAGGGGTACATAAAACATCATCTCGTATAGAGTATCCGCTAAAGGATATCCCCATACAGGACGAGTTTTCTTACCTTCTGTAGTTCTAGTAAAAATGACTGCTGGATCTAGTCGATCAAGAAGCGTGTTTAAATTGTCAATAGCAAATTTAAGCCATTTACCTTTCTTTTCCATAAAAGGTAAACCTGATGAAGTCGTTAATTTAATATATTCACTTGCATTAATAACGCTAAGTGGAATTAAATTACCAAAGCCATTAGGCATTCGAAATCTAGGAACATGATGTTCATCTTGATTACGATAAGATGCTTTTAAACCGTCAACACGCTCTGCCCAAGGTACCGCTATGGAGCGGCCACCAAACTTGTCGCGATTGGCAGCTTCAAGTTCGAGCAAAGTAGAATTCATTAAATGTAAATTGTTATCGTAAATAATATCCCAGTCTACTAAAATTTCGATAGGGTCATTATTACGACCGATAGGAGTAAGGTATACCTCAGTAGTGCCTTTAGATACAATAGCTAGGTGATTAGCTAATTTC